AGACAGTTTGATGTTGTTGTTAGGAAAGAGTGATCCCGATGAAGAGACAGATAACGGCTGACACACTACGTGAGCTTCCAGCAAGTAAAGTAAATGAGTTGTTTGAGGCTCTAGGACCACGTAAGGTTGAAGAGCTTAAGCATGACTGGAACTTCTGGGCTAGAGATAATCAATTAGCTCCTGAAGGAAACGATTGGAACACTTGGTTCATTAATGCTGGTCGAGGTTTCGGTAAGACACGTTCTGGAGTAGAGTGGGTAAGAGAACAAGTTAAGGGTGGCGTAAAGAGAATAGCCGCAGTAGCTTCTACTAACTCAGACATAGAACGAGTTATGGTTAAAGGAGAGTCAGGTTTCCTATCGGTATGCTGGAAAGGTGATAAAACCTATGCTGGTAAGAAGATGGGCTTTCCTGAATGGTCGCCAACAAAGAGAACACTCACATGGGAGAATGGAGCGCAAGTACAGTTCTTCTCCGCAGAGGAACCTGAGCGTCTTCGTGGTCCACAGTTTGAATTAGCTTGGTGTGACGAAACAGCCGCTTGGAATAAAGACATAGACACTTGGCAGATGCTACAGTTTTGTATGCGTCTAGGTAAGCACCCTCGTATTATGGTGACTACTACCCCGAAGCCAACTAAACTAATACGTCAGATACTTAAAGACCCTAAGACTGTTATTACTACAGGGTCTACTTTCGATAACTCTGCTAACTTAGCTAAGACATACTTAACTGCTGTTAAAGAACAGTATGAAGGTACTAGACTAGGTAAGCAAGAACTTTATGCAGAAGTCTTAGAGGAAGCACAAGGTGCTTTATGGACAACTGCCATGCTGGACGATGCATCTGTTAAGTTAGATGACGTGCCAGACCTTTCCCGTATTGTTGTCGCCCTTGACCCTGCTGTTACCTCTAATGCTGAGAGTGATATGACAGGTATTGTTGTTGCAGGTATAGACGTCAATGGTGTTGCTTACGTCCTTGGCGATTACACTGACAGACTGTCTCCTCAAGGTTGGGCTTCTAAAGCTATAGAATTATATTATCATCACGAAGCTGATCGTATTGTTGCTGAGGTAAATCAAGGTGGTGATATGGTCAAAACAACTATACACGGTGAAGATGACACAGTACCTTACAAAGCTGTACGTGCATCTAGAGGTAAATTTGCTAGGGCTGAACCTATATCTGCACTCTATGAGCGTGGATTAGTTAAGCATGTTGCAAACCCTAAAGATGACGCTTCACTTAACGAATTAGAAATACAAATGCGAACATGGGAACCATTAGGGTCGATTGGCTCCCCAGATAGATTAGATGCTCTAGTATGGGCGATTACTGACCTCTCACTCAACGGATACACAAAACCTAAATTGACCCTCGCTTATTCTAGTGTTAAGGGACTTTCACGTTAACTATAGAAGTATTATTGTCATGGTAAAGAAACTCTCAGAATCAAAAGCTAAATCTACATTAGGTGTAGCTGGTGATAACACATATAATGGACAGATACGTGCTGATGAGTTCCTCCCTGAACTTCGAGGTAAGAAAGCTATACGCAAGTATCGTGAGATGCGAGACAACGATAGTACCATTGGTGCTGTTATGTATGCTGTTGAGCAGATACTACGAGATGTAGACTTACACGTAAAAGCAGTAAACGATAGTCCTGAAGCTATAGTAGAGAAAGAGTTTGTTGAGAGTGTCTTAATTGATATGGAACATTCTCTTGATGACCACATAGCAGAAGCTATATCTAATTTGTCGTATGGCTTTAGCTGGAACGAAGTTATATATAAGAGACGTGTAGGTCCAACAGAAAGATCACCTAAGAAACAATCTAAGTTCACAGACGGACGTATTGGTGTTCGTAAGATAGCCGCTCGTGCGCCTTGGACTATAAGTAAGTTTGATGTAGACCGTAAGACTGGTGAAGTTCTAGGTATAGAACAAGAGATAGGTTATAAGAATGGTAGAAACTATATACCCACTAATAAGTCTCTTTACTATAGAACAACTAGCCTTAATGGAGACCCCTCTGGTCGTTCTATTCTTCGTAATGCTTATACTTCTTATGAGTATCTTAATAATTTACAGGCGATAGAAGCTATTGCAGTAGAACGTGAGTTAGCTGGTATTCCAGTTGCTCGTATACCTGCTGAGTACTTATCAGGTGATGCTTCTGCCGCACAATCAGGTTTCGTTGGAAACTTACAACAGATCCTTAGAGATGTTAAGTTTAACGAGCAAGGTTACATAATATTACCTTCTGATAGCTATCCAGACAAAGATGGTTCTCCTACTAACCAAAGATTAGTCGATATAGAACTTATGGCTTCTAATGGTAAACGTAATATAGACATAGATCCTATCGTAAAGAGATATCAGCACGATATAGCAAGATCAATGTTATCCGAGTTTCTTCTGCTAGGATCTCAAGGCGGTTCTTATGCCTTATCCAAGTCGAAGACAGACCTGTTCCTTCGTGCGCTTGAGAGTTACATCCAAGCAATCACAGATGTTCTCAACAAACAGTTGGTCGAGCGACTGTGGGAGTTGAACGGTCTGAACTATGATCTCATGCCAACTATTGAAGCTGGTGATGTTGCCCCACACGATCTTCGTGAAATCGCAGGTTTCTTACGTAATCTTAATGGTGCAAATATTAACGTATCAGATCACCCAGAAGTTATACAAAATCTTATGGACATAGCTGAACTAGAGTACGACCCGAATGTTACTGTAGAACCAGAACCAGAGGTAGAAGAATAATATGGCAACTTTAAACAATAGAGTTCTAGACAATGGACTAACTGTCTTAGACACAGAAGCTAATCGTATAGACCTGACATCTCAAGAAGCTACGAGTTACGCAGAAGCAACATCTACTTACACTCTGGGTAATTCTACAAGTCTTTCTATTGCTTCACCTACAGACCGATCTGGTGGTGGACGTGAAGTAGTAGTAGCCGCAATATCAGATGGATCAATAACTGGTAATGGTACAGCAACTCACTACGCAATTATTGATACTAGCAACACAAGATTACTAGCTACAGGTTCTTTAACTGCAAGCCAAATCGTTGCGTCTGGTAATACTTTTTCACTAGGGTCGTTTACTGTCGGTATACCTGATCCTGCATAATAGAGGTCATTAAGCATGACAAGCAGGATTCTACAGGAAGATAGTAGTTTAATACTCACTCAAGCTAGTGAGCCTATTATTAACGAGAACTACATAGGTGCAAATAGCTTTGTTGTTGTTGCCCCTGTAGTACAGAGTACTGCAATAACTCAAGTATATGTCAGTAATGTAATATCTATTACGACTGGTCAACCTATAGTATCTATTTCCACTATGGGTCAGTTACACATATTAAATACCTCTGACTTTGTAACTGGTCAACCTATAGTATCTAATGCTACAGCGATTGAAGATGAAGTAAGTACAGCATCTCCTATTGTTACTGGCACACCAGAAGTAAACTCAACCCCGATAAATCAGTCTAACTCATTTTCCGCTGGTGGTATCTTAACAGGTAGACCAGACGTAGAAAATGCCGCAGATCCTAACGAACAATATGAACAGGTGGTACAGCAGATGTTTGGTGGTTGGCCTAAAAGATTATATGAGCATACTGATATAGCTATATCTAGAGGTCACTCTATAGGATATAGCACTTTATACAAGTTTGGTTATAACCCAGATGTAAATGGGGATGAAGAGACTGTATGGGAACAAGGTGGTGACTATCCTTGGTTAGATAGTGCAGTTACTATGTTTGTAAGTAGTACAAGCGTAAATGACACAAGTGGTGGCTCAGGTGCTAACACAATACTTATACAAGGTCTAGATGAGAACTACGTAGAGATAGAAGAAACTATAACTCTAAACGGTCAGACGCAAGTAGCTACTCAGTTGTCGTATCTGAGAGTATATAGATCTTTTGTTACTTTAGCAGGTTCCTCTGGAACTTCTGGTGGCATTATATACATAGGATCTTCTGGAGCTACAGGTGGAGTACCTAACGGTACAGTATACGCTAACCTTAGTATAGGTAATCAAACACAGATAGCCGCATACACAGTACCTGCTGGACATACCCTATACGTAGATGAGATTAATATTACTGCCGCACTTAATCTAGCAAACAAAAGAGTAAATGCTAGTTTTCACACTCGTGACTTTGGATCTAATGTATTTAGAACTAGATTTATCAATGTGTTGCAAAGCAGTCAACTTAATCAAAGATTTAAATACCCACAAGATTTTGCAGAGAAGACTGATGTAGAGGTAAGAGTTTCTACAAATACTACTAACAACCCAATAGCCGCATCTTTTCAAGGTGTACTAATTAAGAATGAAACATAAGGTAATTTATTATGAAAGTAGGATCTAAAGTATCTTGGAACTCGTCTGGTGGAACTGCTCGTGGTATTGTACGTCAAGTTGTAAGAGATGGTACAGTGCCTAATATTCCAGTAAAAATAACAGGTACAAAAGAAGAACCTGCGGCACGTATTGAAATAATTGATGATAAAGGTAAGCCTACAGGTCAAATGGTAGGACATAAGCTATCTACTCTACGTAAAGCACAATACGCTAACGATATCTTTACAACAGAACCTGAAGCTATCTCTAGATCTATGGATTTAGGACTTGGTGGAGCTATTCACGTATCTGATTATGATGGACAGGCTGTGTACATGCCAGCAGAGAGCCATGAGGCGTATCTAGCCTACTACAGTGGGGATGAGCCTACAGAAGAAGCTGAAGCCCCCTCAGTGGATCGTATAGAGGCTCTCAGGGTCATTGTACAAGAGATCATGAAGACAGAGTTTGCTAAGGCTGATTATCAAGGTGAGAAAGTCACTTTAAACAAGCCTAGACGTATACAAGGTGGCAACAAGAAGTTTGAAGTTTTTGTACAGTCTGGCGGTAAAGTTAAGAGAGTTACATTCGGTGACCCTAACATGGAAATTCGTCGAGATGACCCTAAAGCTAGAGCTAACTTTCGAGCTAGACACAACTGTGACAGTAAGAAAGATAAAACAACGGCTGGCTATTGGTCATGTCGTATGTGGCAATCAAATACATCGGTGGGTGATATGACTAAAGCAGATATTGAAGGTAAGATCCTTAAGACTGACGACGAACAACGATTAGTCTATGGTTGGGCTTCAGTAGTAACCGAAAAGGGTGACGCTGTAGTAGATCGACAAGGTGATGTAATAGAGGCTGACACTCTTGTGAAAGCTGTTAATGAATTTATGGAGCATGTGCGAGTCGGCAAGGCTATGCATACTGGGGATCAAGTAGGTGTCGTTGTACACTCACTCCCAATCACTAAAGAAATAGGTGATTCTCTAGGTATCCAGTCTGACCGTGAAGGATGGGTTGTCGCTTACAAAGTATTCGACGATGATGTCTGGGCAATGGTGAAGTCTGGTGAACTCGCCGCGTTCTCTATAGGTGGACGTGCTATTAAGGAGGAAATCTAACTTGCCTAATCTCCTAAAAAACTTGCACCTTGAAGAACTTTCCCTAGTGGATCGTCCAGCCAATGCACAGGCAATGGTTAGCCTCTTCAAGCGTGACAATTCCTTTGAAGGTATTAATAAAATGAATGAAGAAATGGAAACCAAAGTAGCCGCTTACATGAAAGACAAAGGTTGTGGTCGTGCAGACGCCATGAAAGCCCTTGGATATGACATGGAAAAAGCTGAAGAAGTTGCAGAAGAAGTAGAAGTTGCTGAGAAGGCAGAAGAGGTTAATCCTCTAGAAGCTGAAGTAGAAGCACTGAAAGCTGAGAATGAAACACTTCGTAAAGGTCTTATAGACAATGGCTACGTTATAACTGCTGAAGCAATCGAAAAGAAAGCTGAAGTAGAAATGATGGACATAGAAGGTGAGATGGTAGCTAAGTCTGACATCCCTGCTCCAGTCCTTAAAGCACTTGAAGCGGCGGCTCTAGAAAAAGCTGACGTTGCTTTAACTAAGAGTGCTGAAGAAGCTCTACCACACTTTGATTTAGCTGTAGCTAAGTCTCTAGTAGAGAAGTTCGCAGAAGAAGAAAAAATCATGGAAGCACTAAAGGCGTGTGACGCATCTATTGGCGCATCTATGGAAGAATTTGGTAAGTCAGATGTAGATGGTGAGTTCGCCTCATCTTCAGACAAACTAGATAGTCTTGTAAAGTCCTACATGGACGACAACCAACTAAAGAAAAGTGAATACGCAAAGGCTTACGCTGTTGTAGCGAAGACTGACGAAGGTAAGTCACTTATTAACAAAACCTACAAAGGGGAATAATCATGGCGGTAATGCAGTCTCGTGACAACCGTACTTTCATCGCTGGGGAAGATTTATCTTCAGCACAATTTAAATTCGTAACTCTTGAGTCAGATGGTCAAGTAGACCTAGCTGATTCTGCTGGCGAAAACGCTATCGGTGTTTGCATCGTAGGCGCAGGTGCTGGTAAAGCTGTAACTGTAACCGTTTCTGGTTCAGTCATGGTAACTGCTGGTGGTACTATTGCCGCTGGAGCCGCTGTACAGACAGACGCTTCAGGTGATGCTTTAACAGCCGCAACTGGTGACGTTATCTTAGGCTATGCCCGTGAAGCTGGTGTAGATGGACAAATCATCGAAATAGAAATGATCCAAGGTGGCAACTTAGCGGCCTAAATCAGCATTTTAAAGGAATAACATAATGCCATTATTAACTCCCTCTTCAGTACATATAGATCAGCCGTTATCTAACTTAACGCTTGCTTATGTACAAGAACAAACAAACTTTATCGCTGACAAAGTATTCCCAACAGTGGGCGTACAATCTCAGTCTGATAAATACTATATCTATGACCGTGCGAACATGAATCGTACAGGTGATGTTAAGAAATTAGCACCACGTACAGAAGTTAACCGTATTGGGATGGCTCTTTCAAGTGCCGCTTACTACGCTGACGTCTATGGTTTAGGTATGGACTTCGACGAGCAAACACTTGCTAACGAAGACTCAATGTTAGAAATACGTTCTGCTGGTGCAGAGACATTGACAAACCGTCTATTAATAGATCGTGAGGAGCGTTTCGCTTCTACATTCTTTAACGCTGGCGTTTGGACAACAGACGTTACTCCAGCTAACTTGTGGTCAGACTACACAAACTCTACACCTATCTCAGATGTAACTACTGGTCGTCGCACAATGCAACTTAAGTCTGGCGGATTTAAGCCAAACACAATGGTTGTAGGTAAAGAAGTACGTGACGTATTAATTAACCACCCAGACATCTTAGCTCGCTTAAACGGTGGAGCAACTGTAACAAACACTGCTTTAATTACAGATGCTAAATTAGCTGAGATCTTTGAAGTAGAAAACTTCTACGTAATGGAAGCTGTGAAGAACAGTGCTGTTGAAGGTCTTGCTGAAAGCAATGCATTTATCGGTGGTAAGAACGCTCTACTAGTACACACACCTCGCTCATCAGGTCTTATGACACCTGCGGCTGGTTTAACATTCGCTTGGAACAATATCCCAAGTGTAAACAACTTAGGTGTTACTGTAGAATCTTACTCAGACGATGCTCTTCGGCGTCAGCAAGTTGCAGAACATATCCAAGTGAAAATGGCATACGACATGAAAGTCGTCGGTGCTGACTTGGGTTACTTCTTCTCAGCAGTAATCGCTTAATACATATAAAATACTGGTGAACCCTGAGCTTAGTTGCTTGGGGTTGCACCCAAATAATAAAAGAACATAATAATATCCTTATAACGGAGTAGTCCTATGCACCCATCATACTTGGGATGGCAGGTTGATTGGCCTGTCTTTATAAAAATGCCTGTTACGGCAGACAATCGAGATTGGAAACGTGGAGATCACTTTAACTGGTTAGAGCGAGGTTTGCATCAAGATAAAGTTGCAATACTATATGCTTCTGGTTACTTGTACCACAACGAAGAATTAGTAGTTCAGACAAAGGTTGGAGATAGACTATCAGAGTTTTCTGGTAAGCAACTCGAATTACTTGTAAACTTACTTAACAGCGAAGTTAAGAGTAGAACCTCTAGCACAGCAGAGTTTAATACTAAGAAGTGTAAGAAGTCAAAGATAGATGATAAGCAACGAGGTCTTATTCGTCGGTTCTTAAATAACAATCGCTGGATCACAGAAGATTATTATAAAATAAGAGATAACATTCTCGGAGAATAAACAAAGGGGACGACTAAATGGCTTGGTCTTACGATCCAACGGATCTAAACACAACTACGGCTTCTGGTCGTCTCAACACAGTAAGACTGTTGGTTGGTGATACTGACACAACTGATCAGCAAGTACAAAACGAAGAAGTTACTTTCTCTCTAACTGAGAATGGTAATAACGTGTACTACTCTGGAGCTTGGGTTGCTAGAGCTATAGCATCTAAGTATTCTAGGAAAGTAAACACAGAACTTAGTGGAGCTTTAAAAGCTGACTACTCTGACTTAGTTACACACTACAATTCATTAGCAGACAACTTAGAGTACCAAGGTAAAACTTCAGGTGCTTCGGTAGGGGTACTAGCTGGTGGCATTACTAAGAGTACAGTAGAAGCTGTAAGACAGAACACTAACCGCATTGAAGGCTCTTTCAGAAGAGATAGATTTAAAAACCCACCAAGCTACCAAACACCTGAATACGAATAGAAGGGGAGTAACATATGTCTTTTAGAGCATTTGACTTACTCAAGTTGGTTGAAGACTTTGGTGAAACACTAACACTACGTAAAATTACTACGGACGGTACTTATAATCCAGCTACAGGATCTGTAGTAGGTTCATCTACGACTGACTATAGCTTCACTGGTTACTTCTATGATTACTCTAGTGCTAATCCTGAAGAAGTTATTAGAGGTGTACGTAAGTGTGTAGTACCTTACCTTGGTGTAGGTATAGATCCATTCCCTGACGACTTAATCATAGGCAATGGTGATACAGTTAAAGTAACAAGAGCAGTATCTATATTCTCTAACGGTGTCGCTATGTGTTACATATGTGACGTACAGGAGTAGAGTATGAAAACTAGATTAAAGGTAAGTAAGTCTTTCTATAAAAAAATAAAGAGAGCAGAAGATCTTATAGAATATAAAGTCAAAGACATCTTAACAGAAATAGCTGATACTGCCGTAACAATATCTCCAGTTGATACTGGTGCTTATGTCACTTCATTTTCCTTTACTACAGGATCAGGTCGTCCAAGAGGTAAATCTTCTGAAGGCAGACCTAGAAAGCAAGATGAATCTCAAATGAAGAGTGAAGGTTTTAATAACTTAATGTCTGATATAGATAGGATTACAGATTTTAAAGAGGTTCAATATATATCCTTAACAAACGCATCACCACATGCTAGTGATGTTGAGTACGGTGGTCCTAAATGGAAGACTGGCGGTTATGGAGTATTTGCAGAATTAGAGGATCGTTATGGCTAGTATACACAGTGACATACGTGCCGCACTTGAGACACATATCTCAAATACGGCTAACTTACCTGACATATCTTATGAGAACGTAGCATTTGATCCGACAACAGGTACTAGCTTTATCAAGGTACAGTATCTTCCCACGTTAACTCAACCTGCTGTACGAGGTATAAATCCTCAACTTAGATATCAAGGTGTATTTATGGTAACAGTATTTACACCAGAAGGAAATGGCCCTTCAACAGCAGACGACTACGCTAATAAAGTTATAAACGCTTTTGCGGCTACTACTGACATATCGTTTACTAACGCACAATCAGAAACAATTAAATTATCAATCAGATATGCCGAAAGAAAACAAGGCTTGATTGACAGCCCTTGGTACTACGTTCCGATTAATATCGGATGGTACATTTATAAATAACTAGGAGAATACATCATGGCCTTTGCACAGGGTTCACGCTCCAGCTTGTCTTACATAGTCGAAAGCACTTTCGGCACGACACCTGCTGGCAACTTTACTAACCTTCCTTTCAGCACACACTCTTTAAACTTAACTAAAGATCGTGTAGCTGGTAACGACATCCAAGCTGACCGTATGCCTCGTGTAGACCGCCACGGTAACAGACAAGTAGGTGGAGATATTGTTGTAGACCTAAGAGATGGTGACTACGACGAACTATTAGAATCAGCTATGTTAAATGCTTGGTCAACTAACGTACTTAAAGTAGGTGTTGCACCTAAGTTCTTATCTATAGAAGACTACGCCGCAGATATTGACCAAGCTAGACTATTCTCAGGTTGCTCAGTTTCCACTATGGCTATTTCCCTCGCACCTAACCAGATGGTAGCTACTACCTTCGGTATGGTTGGTAAGAATATGACTATGAGTGCTACAGAGAAAACACAAGATGCCGCTTCTGGAGCCGCACCATTTGATGCTTACTCAGGTGACATTGGTATTGGTAACGTAGGTGGAGCATCTAACGTAGCTATCGTAACCGCACTAGACTTCACATTGACTAATTCCTTCGCACCTACCTTCGTAATCGGAGATGATAGCGCACCATCATTAGAGTATGGTAGAGCAGAAGTTGAAGGTACACTAACAGCTTACTTTGAGGATGCGGCACTAATTAACCGTTTCCTTAATGAGACAGAGACAGAGATTGAAGTATCAGTTAACGACCCTACAGGAGCTAACGCTTACACATTCCAGTTCCCTAAAGTAAAAATAAACAGTGCTGATGTTGGCGTAGATGGACCTACAAGCCGAATGATTAGCATGTCCTTCGTTGCTCTATATGACGCAACTGAAGCAACTAACTTAAAAATTACACGCCCAGCGTGATAACGTAACACCTTAGCTAAGGTTAGTGGGGACTTCTGAGTCGGGTCGGAAGTTCCCACACTTAATATATATTCCCGACATTTATTTCCCGAAAGGAACTCGACATGGATTTAATGAACTTAACACCTACAAGTGATATTGTTGAAATTACACTAAAGCACCCTAATACTGGCGATACTCTTACCAATGAAGATAAGACACCAATGACTATTACTTTTCATGCGCCACACTCTAAGACTTATAAATCTGCTATGCACGAACAGACTAATAAACAACTTAAGAAATCTAGGTCAGGTAAAAAAGAAATTCAAGTTACTGCTGAGGAACTAGAGGCTTCATCTCTAGATGTTCTAGTCAAAGTAACTGAAGATTGGAATATAACTTACGAGGGTAAAAACCCACCTATTAAAAAAGCTAGAGAAATCTATCAAAAGGTATTCTGGATTAAAGAACAGGTAGAGGAGGCACTTGCAGACTCTCTGGATTTTACGAAAGCCTAACTCATCAATTATGTGAATGGGCTGAACATCAGTTTAAGCTCAATAAGGCTGATGAGAACGGCACTACAGAACGTGAACATTTAGAACAAGTAGAAAGGCAGATTGGACGTAGACCTGAAGCACTGGAACCCCCGACACATTTTCCATCGCTTATGTCGCATGTCTGGTCTGCCTTTATTACTTTGAATAACACTAGAGGTCAAGGATTTTCTGGACCTAATCCGATAACTTATAATGAAATAAAATCTTGGAAAGAAGTTACACAAACTCCACTGTATCCTTGGGAAGTGGAATCAGTTAAACGATTAGACTTTGTGTATATGGGGGTTATGAACAGTGGCTGATTTATCAATAATTATAGATACTAATGCTGGCAAGGTAGTTAAAGATATTAACAGCCTGTCTAAATCTCTCGTTGGGCCAGCGGCTCAAGCTAGACAACTTGATAAGGCTTTTAAGTTTTTACATAGTTCTTTTAATAAGGGTAAGATAAGTAGTTCTCAGTATAGAAAAGGAATACAAGAGTTAAACCTAGAGGAAAAGAAGTTATATGCTTCTATAGGTAAAACTAATGTTGGTCTTGCTAATCAAACTAGGGCTTTAAGACAAACTACTAAATCAGCATCTTCTGCCGCAGTTGCCGCCGCTAATTTAGCTAACAGACAACGTATGTCTGGTAAGTCTACTAATAAGTTTGGTATGTATGCACAACAGGTTGGTTATCAAGTAGGTGACTTTGCAGTTCAGGTACAATCTGGAACAAACGCTTTAATTGCATTTGGTCAACAAGGTACTCAGTTGGCAGGGCTTTTGCCCGGAGTCGCTGGTGCTGTTTTAGGTATTACACTTGCTATAAGTACAGCAGTAGCTAGATCAGTACTAGAATCTAGAGGACTAGAGATAAGTTTTAAAGCTATCAAGAAAAGTATGAGTGAAGCTCTTAGTCCTATAAAACCTATACTAGATGCTATAAGTACTGCCCTTAAGTCTGTAGCTGACTCAGCTAAAACAGTGTTTTCTTTCATAGGACAAGAGTTTGCTAGAGTTATATCTTATGCATTAGCTTTTGCTACTATACTAGCAGTTAAAGTTACTGCTGGATTTATATTATCGGGTAGGGCGGCTAAAGCCTTCTTCTCTCTAGTCAAAATGGGTATAGCAAGTACTGGAATAGGTATATTAGTTGTACTATTAGGTGAAGCCTATATAAGAATGGGAAGTTTAATTAAGTCAGCAGGGGGATTAGGAGAGGCTTTCACCATATTAAAGTCTGTAATGTCAGCTTTATGGGATGCATTATCTATACGCATAGACATATTTATAGCTCAACTAAAAATGATATACCCTTCCTTAAAGGCTTGGGCTTTTGGTATTATGAATAGCTTTAGTTTAATAATACAGGATCTAGTTAACAAAATAATAGATGGTGTTAATAGGGTGTTTCGTTATGCTGGTAAGCAAGAGATAGGTGAGTTTTTCATAGGCGGTTGGTTTACGACGAAGATGTCTGAAGCTCAAGATGAAGTCATATCTATGAGAGATAAGATTAAGGGGTTAAACGAAGAAAGCAAAGAGTTCTCTGAATCCTTACTTGAATCTATAAATAACTTACTTGCACTTACATCTACTGGTTCAACGGGCTTAGATACAACTGGTTTTATTGTACCTAAAACAGACGACGAAGACTCTGAATTAAGTAAATTACTTGAAGAGCAAAGACAAAGAAGAGTACTAATTGGACTGTATGGCGAACAGTATAAACAACAAGAGAGAATATTTGATATAACAAATTCCCTTGGGGATGAAGCTAAGACTGTTGGCGAAGCTCGTATAGCTCAACTTGCACAAGTAAATAAATACTTAGACGAACAAGAAAGATTACAACAAAGAAACAAAGATCTTATGGACTCTGTATCAAGCAGTATAGAATCAGGTATGATGGCTATGGTAGAAGGAACTAAGTCTGTTAAAGATGCCTTCAAAGAAATGGCTAGAGAAATCATTAAAGAGTTGTATAGAGTTCTTGTTGTACAAGAGATGGTAAGAAATATTAAGATAGCTATGGGATATGCTAACGGTGGTGTAATCTCTAGTGGAAATCAAGTACAAGCATATGCTGATGGTGGAGTAGTTGGAAGTCCTACTACATTCCCTATGTCTGGTGGTAGAACTGGACTAATGGGAGAAGCTGGACCTGAAGCTATTATGCCACTTAAACGTGGAGCTAACGGTAAGCTAGGAGTACAGATGGAAGGTGGAGCTACAACTACTGTCGTACAAAACTTTAACTTCTCTGCTAATGGAGACGATAGCGTTAAGAGAATAATAGCTCAAGCGGCTCCTAAGATTGCTCAAATGACTAAATCTGAGATCATAAATGATCGTCGTAGAGGCGGCACAATGAAAGCTACATTCGGTTAGACTTATAAGGAATATAACACATGGCACTAAGCTACCCATTAGCTACACCAACCACAATAGGTATTGAGAGCATTGAGCTTAGGGCTGTTAATGCTGTAGCTGTATCACAGTCACCTTTTACGTACAAACAACAGGTTATTTCTCACGGTGGTCAAAAGTGGGAAGCATCAGTCAATATTCCCTCGGTACACAGAGATAAAGCGGCTGAGTGGAAAGCTATGCTAGTAGGACTTAAAGGTCAAGCTGGTACATTCTTACTAGGAGATCCTGACTATGCTACACCACAAGGGACAGTAAGCTCTTGTGTACTAACTGGTGATGCTGGTGATGATAACGCTACTGTAGTTATGACTGGTACTCTTAAGGCTGGTGACTACATACAGTTAGGTTCTGGTTCAAGTGCTAAGTTACATCAGGTACTGTTAGACCAGAGTGGTGACGGAACAATACAAATATGGCCTTCACTAAGGTCTACATACTCTAGTGCTACTGTAACATTTAATTCCCCTAAAGGGGTTTTCAGACTAGCAACAAACATGACTTCATGGTCAATCAATAATGCGTCAATCTACGGTATCTCTTTTGAAGCTGTAGAAGCTGTGATATAAAGGAATAAGAACTTGGCTGATAAGAAAATAACACAACTAACTAATATTACTGGTGCTAACTTAGCTGATGCAGATGAGTTTGTTGTAGTTGATATTACTGCTGATGAAACAAAAGCAATCACGTTTAGTGAGCTAAAGACTGCCTTTGATACAGGGACAGGGTTTGTTCGTGTTACTGGTGATACTATGACTGGTGCTTTAAATGTTGAGTCTACTATCACGGCTGATGGGCTGACTGTGGATGG